GTTTTGTTCTAAGTCTTTTTCCATTAACTCTAAAGTTGTGCTATGCTTATTAAGGGTCTCCTGTATACCAAAAAATGCATACACCCCAATCGCAACTGTCGAGATAATTCCAAGAAGGTTTTTCATAGGCATAGAAATTGCTGTTTTATCTGACACATCAATTCTATTATTCTTCATCTAATTCCTGGTCCTCCAAATAGGGCTAACAATATTACTAATATTATCCATAGTAAACATTTCACCTAGTGGTGGAAAGAAGTATAACCCTCTAGCCACCTTGTTCTTTAGGGGTAAGCCCTTTATACGACTCACCCCCACAGTGAACAAAAACTGTTAACCCTTTATGGGGTTATGATGTTGTAACTGCACCATCGGCAGCTGACGAACCAAACATCCAATATGCTCCTGCACTAAAGGACATTTCAATGAAATCCCCTTGTACTGCCGAAGTGCCAAGAATGACATTGGATACACCAGTTGCGGCTGAAGAACCGGGACTATCATCGCCAGTGTCAACTTCAGTTTCGTTGACCTTGCCAAAGACAATCGCACTTCCAGCGGCAATCGTAATTGCTGCTGTCGGTGTATGTTCTTCTACCCAGAACTTGTAAGTGGTCCCATCTAGACCTGTAGTAGCGGTGGGAAGCGTAATTGTATACGCACCACCAGCGGAATCTAGCCTAAAGCATTTTCCGCTATCCTTCTCAGCGTCTAGAGTCCTTGCGGCCTTGATTTGTTCCCAAGGCTGAAGGAATCCACCTGCTCCACTACTTTTACTAATATAGTCACTACGCATGATTCACCTCCTACAGACTTTCGACGTTGTAAAGAGCGTGGGTTTCTGGAAGTGTAACTTCTAGACCCGCTTCGGTCAGAATCATATCTTTCCGAAGGTCTTCGTCGTCGTTCTGTACGTTAGTAATAACGTGGGTGTCACGATTAGTGCCATTACCGACCAATGGACGGTAAGAACAATTGCTCATATCAGCCATAAGCATAAAGCCACTGGCAATGCCACGGAACAGAGGTTCTTTAACCAAGTTCATACGACCGTGAATGGTATCAATAACCATCACACGATGTCCGAACGCCCCCTGTTTCTCTTCATAATTCCAGCGGAAAGGCGTAACATTCGTAGTACCGGGTTGTAAAGACTCGTACAGGAATTTGCCATCCCCTAGTTTATTGAAGAAAGAAACAACGGGTAAACTGCAAAGAACCAATCTGTCACCACTACCGCCACGTGCTGGGTCAAAAATTACTTCCATGTCAGACAATAGTCTGTCATAAGTAAGTTCTGCCTGAGCAATGCTACGATAGTAAGCTGCGCCAGAGCTAAAAGACAAGTCCGAATCATCAACGGTAGGATTAGTGTTTTTCACAATGTGACCAACAATACCCTCCGTATACTGAACACTAGTTACTCGGGCTTTCTGCCCAAATAACATAGCTCGCTCGATGTCTACTTTATGCTCACGTAGCTTTTCAGCCCATATACGTTGAAATTCATCAGCGTATCCTCTGAACCTAGTAGCTAGTGCCGTACCTGTCATTTCCGCAGCAGTTTTAAAAATCTGAGTATAACCATAGTTATCCTCGATTTCTGCAGACCATACATCGGGAGCACCGGAACCCTCAGCGAATGAGGTGCCGATAACCTGACATTGGTCGTTATCTGCTAATGTTGCGTATCCTGTAACATTGGAGTTTGATACTTCAATACATTTACCTGTAAAGCTTGTATCAGCACCATTGTCTGAAGGAGACGACTCAATACGAAAAATAGACTGACTCCATCCTGCTGTACTATCAACCGTGTTAACGGAGAAGACCATCCCCTTCACAAGCCAATCAATACTGGCTGGAGAAGAAGCTGCATCATCTACAGTAAAAGCATAACTGGTTCCAGCGGTAACAGCGCCCGTAGGGGCACCATCAACATAGAAATTTCTGGAAGTCCAGTTAATCTTAGTACGGTTTTCTAGATACCTGAAGACTGAATCGTCGGTAGGAACCTTGGCTACTTTGCTCAGATAGACGAAAAAAGGTGACTCTTCCGGAGCCAAATCCGCTACTCTGTCACCGAAGTTATATAGTCGTCTACGGTCCGGAGCTTGTCCGACATCAGCACTTGTTGCAGCGACGGTTACATCGCTTGACTTAAGTGTGCCCTGATTATAAGTAACAGCCATAGTTTACCTCCTTAAGGTAATCTACCTGCATTTGCACTCGCCATTACGCCTTCCCAAACCTTGTCGTCCTCACTCCTAGGAGTGGGGCCTCTGCTTGGAACGGCACCGGGAGTGCGGGGAGAATTTTTTGCAGCGCGGACAGCGTCCAGTGAAGAAGAAGACTTCGACCTTTCTTTTCCTTTTGATTTCACGAACACGTCAACAAGCGCATCAAGAGACAAGTCTTCTTTCGGTTGCGCGTAAAACGTAAGAAACTCCCTTGCCTCATTTTCATTCATCTTATAAGTGTTTTGCAGTTCACTTGTAAGATTATTGATAAATACCTGTTCCTGCAATGCTCCCATCTCTTTTTGTATAGCCGAGTTCACTTTATCTTGTTCCTGTATTTCACGGAACTGATAAGATGGAGAATCCGGCTTAAAATACGCATCCCACGGATTAAAGTCTTCCTCAGAAATACGTGCGTTCCCAGTACTCACCTGCGATGTAATGTTCTCTTGTATCATTTGAACCAAATCGGGTCTGCTCTCCAGAAGGTTAACAAGAGGTTTGAATTGTTGCCAATCTTCCAACTTAGCTTCCGCCTTGTCTTTCATAGATTGAAACTTCTTCGCCTCCGTTTCCCAATCAGTGCCTGAAGTCAGACTCTCTTCCTCGCCCTCGAATTCGTTGTATTCGTCATCGAACGCTTCTTCCGCAAATAAGTCGGTCGCTTCGTCTTCCTGTGAACCTATTACCGAATCGACTACGTTATCTTCTGTTGCCATAACCTACCTCCTCGATGTCTTCTTTTTTAAGGACTGGACTCATATAGAATCTTCCTAGTGAAGCGTCACCGTTTCGTTATGTTTTTGATTGTGCCGCCGCTTTTTCTGATGAAAGTAAGTTGTTCAAATCACCCTTACTTATCTTAACGGCAGCGTCCAGTTTGGATGCCGTGACCTTACGGTCAGCACCCGCTTTAGCCTCAATCTCTGCGAGATGAGACTTAAATTTTGATACTTCTGACTGTTGCTTGGCGTGCATTGTTTCTCTCTGTGCAGTCTGTAGGTCACCCTCTAAGTTCTTAATCTGGGAATCCATATCGTTTACCAACTGCCTCATTTGTTCCATTTCATCCATTCTCTGCAATATCCCTTCTTTATCGAATATCTCAGGATTCTTCTTCAATACCTCAACCCTATCAATAATACCAAGCTGGAAAGCTTCAAGGTACACGCCAAATGTCGCCCACTTACTTTCTGGAAGTGTGCTTCCTGATTGTATTCTCACGTCGTGTTGCCCGATATTCAATCTATCCTGTTGTATATCGTTAACGGCTTCGCTCTTATCGTCATAAACATTAACCATCGTTTCGGTCATATCATTATTTGCCTGTGTCAATGTAAACATCTTCGGAAATGTATAATGACCTTTTGCCAAGCAATACAATACTCTACCAAGGCGGTTAATACTAAATTCTATATCCCTGAGTTTTGACTTTGGTCTGTCACTTCCCATTGCTACCATGCGCTCAGTACCCCTCACAGTATCTGGGGCCTGCTCAGCAAAACCATGTACCATCTCAGGAATACCAAATATAAAATCTATATAGTGCTCCGCCTGCTGAATTAACCTGTAAAACTCTGCCGATAGTGGTTGTGGTGACGGATAATGAGGCTCTCCCTGAGTAGTATCTACCTCGATAACAGCATTTGGATTTGACCATTCTCTTTCAAGGTCCGATAGGCTATCCACAGAACCTGCTGGAACAATAAGCTTAAGTCCAGCCGATGCCTGTGCGTGAGAAAGTGCCAAGGACCATAATTTATTGAGCAATCGTTGCATAGGCCTTGCACGGGATATATCAGACTTTGGATATGGTGTTCCCGTCCAAATATTCGGTAAGGGTACTATTGGATATACGTCTATGTTATAAATCGTCTCATACAACACAAGCTCTCCAATGGTAGCCGTAACCGCTATACGTGTTTGTAATACTTCCTCAAACTGCAAGAATCCTCGTTCAAGCAGACCGGGGCTTTCGTCAAGTAACGTAGTGAATGCTTCTTCATCAAGAAGTTGCTCACTTCCATCACGTGCATCAATCACACGATAAAAAGGAACTTTAGTAGGATAAAATCTTTCTAGTATCTGATACTTCTGATTATTATAGGTACTTGAGAACTGTTTATCTTTTACTTCAGCGGGAGTAAACACAGCCATAGAATTAGTATTCTGTGCATCGGGATAATCTTCTTCATTGTACGTAGAAATATCATGGATAAGACCACGAATTGACTCTCCTGTCTCAGCATCTAGCTGGTCTCCTAATTGTGGGTAGAGGTTGACGACCTGTTCACCAGTCATTATAGTAGAAAGGATGATGCCCTCAGCATCCGAGAACCACCTATCCCTGCAGTCAGGCGGTACATATACACGGAAGGGATTGACATAAGTGAACTTGACATCACCTCTACCGAAGTCTGCTTCTTGGTCTATATATGCATATAAATAACCAACACCGGCTACAGCGTAATCA